GAATTGCTCGAGGCGTTGATTTGGATCACGGACATTGCCAACAAAAATTTCGAGCAAGACACCGCGCTTAGAAGCCGTGGCGCGCGGACTCTAAAACGGATCGCGGAAAAAGCCGGAGCCGCCATCGCCAAAGCTCGCGGCGAGTGACCACCACGCCGGGGCTTCGGCCTAGGCAACAGCAACCAAGAGGAAAGGATCAGGAAAATGATGGAAACCGAATTTCAGCCGAAAGTTTTTGTCAGCACTTACGCCGCATATAACGATGGGCGAGGGCTCGAGGGTAAGTGGTTCGACCTCGAGGGCTTTAGCGACAAAGCCGAGTTCATTGAGGCGGCCGAGGCTTTCGTCAGCGAAGCGGACCCGGAGTTAATGTTTGCCGATTACGAAGCCATCCCCAACGGCATGATCGGCGAGTGTTGGATCAAGCCCGAGGTTTGGGATTGGCTAAAGCTCGACGACGCCGAGCGCGCGATTGTCACGACCTACCGCGCCGGCGTTGACGAGAACGCTAGCATCGAGACTGCGCTCGAGGCGTACGCAGGAACCTACGACAGCGAGCTCGATTGGGCTTACGAATATGTCGACGATACAGGCCTGCTCAGCGATGTGTCCGAGTTTGTGAGCCAATACTTCAATTACGAGGCCTTTGCTCGGGACGCCCGCCTCGGCGGCAATATGTTGTTTGTGAGCAATAACGCCAGCACCTTGGATGTTTTTTACAATACCTAAACGGGGCCTCCGCCTCGGCACAACAGAGAGAGATCATGAAAACCAAAACGCGCAGCATGATTAGCGACGTTCTATCCATCGCCGAGCGCGAGCGGCTGTGTGACGACAGTCTCGAGCGCCGGCTGGAAATCCAGCTAGTTAATCGCAAAGGCACCTCACGGGGCGGCAGACGCAAGGGCAAGCCGTTTGTCTCCTTCGCTATGAAAAGCATTGGGTGGGAAACGACGCCGAGCGCTGAAGTCGACAATGTGCTCGAGCGTCTTAAGCGCTTGTGTGCGTCCGATCCGAACGCGAAGCGTAGGCGCGCGCTCAGACGTTTAGGGCGCGTCGCCCAAGGCGAATGTCTGTGGTCCGAATATGCCAGCATTTCAAGTGACCCAGAGATCGGCGATTTATACGGTGACGCGGATGACGTGTTGAAACCGCTGGCCGCTTTAATCTGCCACGAGCTTGCGCACGTCATTGATTACAACTGCGGCGAGCTCGAGATCGCCGGCCGCAAGTATGACGCCGCCGGCAGCGGCCACGGCAAAAAGTGGCAGGCAATCTATCGGGTGCTGCGTAATGCGTACGTTGCATCCGGGGCCTACAAGCCCGCGCCGGCTGCCGAGATCACCGAGTTCAGACCCAAACCTAAGTCGACGAAGCCGCTCGAGGTGATCGGGCTGCCGTTGTTCGACCTCATAGCTGCATAGGAGGCAAGCATGACTGACGACATTCCGACATTCCTTCTGCGCGAGGCTCCGCCAACGCCAAAACGCCGCCGCCGAATAGCGAGTAAGCGACGCTGGATCATGCCTTCGCTGCCTTACGAGAAGCGACCTCCAAAGAGCGCTGAATTCAAAAACGCAACGCGCGTCGATGTGATGCTCGGCGACGAGTGTCCGCGCGTGGGCTCTGGCTATCGTCGCGTCTGGGCAAAGCGCGCTCGTGTTTGGGCTTATCTATGCGATGCAAGCGGCAATCGAGCCACGTTACCTGTCGAGGTGTTCGACAAGGTGGTGCGCCCATGACCTACGAGATCAAGATTGTGCGCGCCGACGGCCTCGAGTTCACCGCTTTCACTTGGGCGCATGGCGACGCAAACCAAGGCGTCGAGCGCGCGGTGCGTTGGGCAAAAGGAAAAGGCATTCCGTACCGAAGCGTCTACGCGCTGCCTTGTTATTCTAAATCTCAAACGGTACCATTGTGGAACCGAGGAGCAAGAAGCGAGCGATGAAAATCGGGAAAACCAAAACGCATCACAAGCTCTACGTCACCGAGCGCGAGCTAGCCGTCCTTATCGATGCTTTTGGGGAGGGTGTTCAGGGCCTGCGAGACGGTAATGACGACATTGACCGCGCTGCGCTCGACCGTGTCGCCGACGGCTTAGGGCAAGCGTTGGCGCAGTCGCTGGGCGGCGAAAGCTAGCCATGAAAATTCAAAGAAAGGTGAGGGAGATAATTAATGAAAGAGCCAAAGAACGAGTACGACGCGCTGGTGCTGGCGTTAGCGCTGGCGATCTCAGCGCCCGTCGAGGTGGGCGACAAGGCCAAGGACATGGTCGACTACGCCGAGGAGTTCGCCGCCGGCTTCGACGCTGAGACGGTTGAGCGCGCCAAAGCCGAAGCGCTGGTGTTAGCTGACGAGATACGCGGCGACGAGCCGCTCGCGAGCGCGTAATGCCCGAGCACTCAGGTAAATATGTCGCCTACTACCGCGTAAGCACGAAGCGGCAAGGCGACACAGGTTACGGGCTTGAGGCGCAGCGCGAGCGCGTCGAGCAGCATCTTAACGGCGGCGACTGGCAGCTCATTGCCGAGTTCACAGAGACCGAGAGCGGCAAGCGCTCGACCGACCGGCACCGGCACGAGCTGCGCAAGGCGCTCGAGCTGTGCGCAGACGAAGGTGCAACGCTGGTCGTAGCTAAGCTCGACCGCCTCACCAGAAACTTGCCGTTCCTCACGCGCATCATCGAAAGCGGCGTGAAGATGATCGCTTGTGACGTGCCTACCATGTCGAACGCGAACCAGAACCGCTTTGTCTTGCAATTAATGGCCAACATCGCCGAGCTCGAGGGCGCGGTCATCAGCGAGCGGACACGCGACGCACTAGCGACCGCAAAGAAGAAGGGCGCGAAGCTCGGCAACCCGAGGCCAAAAGCCGCATCGCGACTCGCGAGTAAGCAACTGACGGCGGACGCTGACGCTTTTGCAATGAAGGTAGGTCGAATTATCGAGGAGCTCGAGGAGTATGGCTGCGTGACCCTAGAGCAGATCGCCAAAGGCCTCGAGGCGCGTGGTGTCAAAACCGCACGAGGCAACAAGAGCTGGGCGCTATCCAGCGTCGCGAACATTCGGCGTCGGTACAGGTCGAAAAAGTAACAACGTTGAAGCTGTGGAAAATGGAGCAAAAGAACATGGAAAAGAGTGTGAAATCAGGCAAACGCGTTTATTCCAAAACGCAAACGCGTTTGCCTGTTTACGATCTCGATGAGATAGCAATCGACCGCCGTCGAGCGCGGGCGACTATGAGAAATTCAGCGCGACTGCGATGGGCGAAATTTATAGCCGCGCTACAAAGTCATCGCCGAGGCGCAGAACGCGAAGTACGCGAGGGGCGCTCACCATCAGCGGCGGCAAACTATTGGTATCAAAACGACACCATGATTACCGCTTTCTTGTATCTGACGTGGAAAACTTTTAGCGGCGAACCCCTTAGCAGAAGCGACATTGAGCGCGATCTTGCGGTGTCGAAGCCGTTTCTCTCAAAGCTGGTCAAAGACGGTAAAGCCGGCGGCTTTGTGACCGATAATCTCACGCTCACGGAGACGAGCCTCGAACTATATTTCGACCGAATAGACACAGTGCTCGACATGCCCGAGCTGCGAGATTTATGCGATGTGATTCACTTGCTCACGACGGCGGAAGCGAAGCCGGAGCGCCTAGAATAGCTAGTAATAAAATTACAAAAAAAGGCAAACGCGTTTGCCTCGAAAATGAAACACGTTTCACTAGATTGTACCGCAACGGAACTGCCATGCTTACTGACATGAACGAGGAGGCGACAAAGCAATGACGACGCTTCCCTACGTCAAGCGCGAGAAGATCAATGGCAAAGCGTATATCTATGTTCGACGCGGTTCGGCCGAACGCATCCGGCTCTACGCCGACGAAGGAACGCCAGAGTTCTTCGCCGAGTATGCAGCCGCGCTCGAGCAGCTCGTTGGCCCAAGCGAGGACGAAGCAGCTCGACACCACACATGGCGCTACCTCGCCTCGCAGTATTTTAAGTGGCACGGCTTCGCCGAGCTGGCAACATCGACGCAGCAAGCTCGACGCAACGTGCTCGAGCAAGTGCTCGCAAGCATCGCGCGAGACGACTACCGCAAGCTCACGGCGCAAGATGTCATCAGGCTTATCGATGCGAAAGCTGATCTCGGTAAGCCTGAAGCAGCGCGCTCACGCCTTAAAGCATTTCGCCACCTACTGGACTACGCTGTCAGCCGAGGACATCTCGAGCACAACGTCGCGCGAGATCGCCGCGTCGTCGAAGTCACAAAGCAGCTCCGGACAAACCCCGACGGCCATCGGACATGGACGCGCGACAATGTGGCCGCATACTTTCGCCGCTGGGAACACGGTACTCGCGAGCACTTACGGCTCACCTTACTGCTCTACACCGGCGTCAGGATCAGCGACGCCGCAATCCTCGGACCGCAGCACGAGCACGAAGGCTTCCTTGAGTTTAACGAGACGAAAGGGCGGGACCGCTACGGCAAGCCGCCAACTGTCATTCCGATCCTCGAGCCGCTCCGCGACGCAATCGACGCAACGCCGACCGGCGATCTGGTTTACCTCACCACGACGCGTGGTCACAGTTGGCGCGTTAAATCCTTGGCTCAGCGTTTCGTTAAAGATTGTCGCATCGCTGGCCTCGAGCCCGGCCTATCGGCTCATGGTGTCAGGAAGGCGGCTGCAACCTTCGCCGCCGAAGCCGGAGCCACCGAAAACGAGCTCATGGCTATGTTCGGATGGTCGTCGCCGAAGCAAGCAGCGGCTTATACGCGGAAGGTCAACCGACCCCGGTTAGCAGCTCAAGGCTTTACGAAACTAGAACTTGACAAGAACAAACTGGCTAAGCGCGACGGCGCTGGCTAAACTGTAATTCATCAACTGCAACGGGATCAGTGACTTAGCTGCCAAAAGCGAAGCGGTGGAGGCCCGGGCCGGGCCTCGCTAATCTAACGATACCAGATAGTTAGTGCGTCGCAAGTTGGCTAAAGCGCTGATCTCTCTAATTTAGAGGGAAAAGAAATGGCTAAACTACAGCACAAACTGATGGCGCTGCATCTGCACACGACAACGCCAGTGCCGCCAAAGCTGCGCCGTCCCGGCCGGTTCCTGCTCGAGCTTGTAGGCTTGGGCCTTTTTATGACTGTGTTTTTTTTCTTGCTCGTCATCGTAGGTGACGCATGAGCGAGGTCATCGGAAAGCTCAGCGACGACCACGTCATGTCTTGCTCTAGGCTGCCGGCGCTGTTCGGCATGAGCCCGTGGTCCTCGCCGAATGACGAACTGCAGAAAAGCATGAGGGCATGGGATGATAGCGAGGCGGGGCGCGATCCCAGCCATCTGCGCGACGCAGCCGGCGAAGCTGCGGCTTGGGGCCACAAGCTCGAGGACACGATTCTCGAGGAAGGTGCCGCTCGCCTCGGCCTTGAGATCAATACGCAAGTACTCGAGCGCTTCGACTGCAAAGACCTACCGTTGCAAGGTTCGATGGACGGAATTCTCGAGGGCGACGGTCGCGTCGTCGAGCATGACCCGGCAGCCGGCATCTATGTGCTGAACGGCTCTAGCGTGACGCTCGAAGGCCGTGGAGTAGCGGAAGCGAAGCTGACGCGGGCAAACCCTGTCGACACGCCACCAGCGCACCGTGGGACGTTACAGGTGCAAGGGCTGATGATGTGTAGCGGCTACCAATGGGGTGCAATCTTTACCCTGTACCAAGGCACAGAGCTGCGCATCTATCTGACGCACCAAGACGACGCGACGCAGGCGAAAATCCGCGAAGATGTCATCGACTTCGACGCTCGAATGGAGCTTTACACCACACAGCGCGTGACGGATTGGTACCCGGCACTATCGCCAAACGATGCGGCCTCTGCTTTTCCGAATCCGGAAAGCGATCTGCCGCCTGTCAATTTCGACGGCGAGCACTCGCAGCTTGTCATGGACCTGATTGCGGCGAAGGCAGCCGAGAAAGCGTCGCGGGAATTAGCCGACAAAATTTCGACGCGGCTGATGGACTTTATCGGGATGCACCCGGGCGGCTTAGCCAAAGATGACGATGGCGTCGTGTTTGCCGAAGTCAAATGGCCAATGAACGCGGCTCGCAAAGCCTACAGCGTTGAGGCGAAGCCGGCCGCTCGAGCTAAATCCCTGCGGGTAAAAGAGCTGACGCTATGAGCTTGGGTCTTACACCGCGTCAAGCTGACCTTTTGCGCATCATTCGCGTGTATATCGACAAGCACGGGTATTCACCGAGCTACGCTGAGCTTGCCAGTGCGATGAATGTTCACAGCTTAGGCAACATTCATCAAAAGGTTGTAGCGCTGCAGGAGCGCGGTCACATCTCGTATATCCCCGGTAGGAAGCGCTCGATCACGCTGCTGTGATGTGCAGCTCCTCGGTGTGCTCGTTCACATAGCACATGCGAACGCCGAGGAGCTTTTGCTGGTCGCTGCGCTTTCGATGAATTCGCGACCGCTTAGTGCGGTTTGGGTTAACGCGAAAGCGATCTGCTTTGACATCGAGATAGAGCATCTCGCCGCCGGGAGCCACGGCGATGATGTCGATAGGTGAGTGCGCTTGCGTCGTAGTGAAAACCGTATAGCCGCGCGCCGTCAGCTCCTTGACCGCAATCGCCTCGCAGAGATCGCCGACGATGTGACGCGGGAACTTCAACCGGCGCGGAGCCTCGCAGCCATGCGCTCAGCTCGAGCTGGTGTCTGCTGCGCAAACTTGCTGTCGAGCAGCTCGTCCGCTGCCGCCTCGAAATCGCCCTCGTCGATGTAGCGATTAGTGTTGCGGAACTTCTGGAACCCGGCGACGCCCATCTGAAAGCAAAGCATGATGACGGTCTCGCGAATGTTTGCGCTGACATTGTGCCAGTAGCTAAACGCTTTTTCGCAGCTCGCTGCCATGCGCTCGATGTCGCGGCGCAGTAGATACTCGGCTTCCTCCTCGTCTATGCCGAAGCCGTGGCCAGCTTCGAGGCATCGTCCGATCCCGCACGTTACGTATCCGAGGTGATCTTCGTACGCGAACCGCTCGTAGCCCTCCTCGTTGCGCAGCGCAGCCGCTATGTCGTCAACTCGATAGACGAGGCTCATTTGTTGCCCCCAAAAAATTTGAAGGCCCATCGAATGCCGAGCGACGCGGCGACCGCGCCCATGAAGCTGTATTGATACCAGTCTGGGGCCTGTTGGACATATTCCCAGCCGGTTAAAACGTAGTCTTGCGCCCCCGGGATGAACGACGCGATGAACGGCGCGGTGAGCACTATGACGATATATTCGTCTTTCCACGTATATTGCGTCTGCCGCAGCGCCTCGATGTCGTAATCGGTATCCGCCTCGGCTGCGCGCTCAATGCGCTTAATCTGCGCCTCGGCCTGCGCCGCCTTGATGGCTGTCTTCTGCTTCTTGTTGTCTTGCCAACCCTCGAGGGCAGACGACGCCAAGCCGATCACAGGTCCGAGTAGCTGAATCATTTTGAGTCCCTCTGCCGCTTCAAGTGCTCGACCTCGGTAATTAAACGCTCGGCTTCCCGTGCTCGCCGCTCCATGTTGGCGGGGTCGAGCATCGCGCTGATTACGCCCTGACGCTGCGTGAGTACGTCGAGCTGTGTGCTGTTCTTGTCGATTCGGTTGTCGAGGGCGCGAAGCCTAGCCTCGACGTCCTCGAGCGTGGACATGATGCTGCCGACTTGATAGCGGACGACGGCAAAGGCGCCGCCGAGACTAGCTACTGTCGAGCCCATGCTAATGAGCGTCATCTCGTCCATCAGTCACGCCGCGTCCAGCGCTTAACGGTTTCGCTTTCCCAAATCCGCAACCCGAGCCAGATGACGCTGAGCAGCGCCGCCACGTCCGGCAGCAGCGCGAGCCAGCTACCAAGGCCACCGGCGACTGCGGTTATATCAATGCCGGTTTTTACCTCATCGCTCATACTGGCTGCCCGCCGAGATCGTTAATCTCCCCGACGTAGCCGGGGCCGGTGCAAATTCTTTGGTCGGGCAGCCTGAACCAGACCGTCCAAGTTTGCTTTGCACGACTGGCGAAGAACCAGAACGGTTGTCCATATTGATTTGCGCCGGCCCACTGCAGCGTCTCGCCGTGCCGGGCGCTTGCTTCGACCATCTGGTCCTCATGATCTACGCAAGCCAGTTGCACTGCGGCAGCGGGCGTAGCGAATAACATCACGACGCTTATGGCCACAGCGCGAAACATTACGGCTTGGGATGCGCGGCCTTGACGGCAGCTATCGTGTCTGCCCAGATCGTCGTCTCGTTGATCTGGTCCCAATACTGCATGTCCAGTTGGTCGGCGATTGACGGGTACGCCGCAGCGCGAGCGCGGGCATATGCCTGCGCCGCATACTCCGCATCGAGCCGCACGATCTCTGCGTCGATCTCGGCGTCGCTCGGCTGCGTGATGTCGGGGCTATCCCAACGGAGTGTGTCGCCGGTAAGCACCCACTCGGCGTCGGGTACAAGGCTCAGTAATGCGTCTGTTTTCGTAGCCATTAGGAATAATCCAGCTCTATGAGAGTGATGGTTGAGGTGGCATTGCCACTACTGTCATTCCTCTGGGCTGTCACAGTGGATGACTGATCTATGCGTGCGAACTCCGTGTGATAGGTCGTTGACGAGGTGCTGCTGGGGCTGTCGAGGTGTTGTATGAAATGCTGACCCATTTGATTTTCGACGTTTGAAATCTGGTTGTATTCTTCGATCTCAGTCGTGCCGCGCAGGATTCTCAGCGCACCCCCAGCCCGGCCGCCTGTGCTGCTTATTGACTGGGAAACAAGCACAAGAATCTTGTTGCTGCTGTTCGCAGGAGTGATGTCGGCAGTCAGGTTTGTGTCCGCGTAGGTGCTGCTTGTAGATGTCGCCTCGGTTGAGGTGGCAGCCGTCACGACTTGCAGCACCTTCCCGCCGCCCGCTGCCGCCTGAAAGGTTGGTGCAGCTCCAGCGCCGTTGCTCGTTAGCACCTGACCGCTGCTTCCCGTGGCAACATGCGCCGGATTTCCCGAGGCGTCATACGTGATGAGATTTCCGTCTGTGCCAGACGCCATTTTCGCAAGGCTTACGGCGTCGTCGGCGATCATGGCCGTTGCAACCTGACCGTAGCTGATATCGGTGCCGTCGGTCTTGAGCACGGTATTTGCGCTCCCGACCGCGAGCCTCGCAGTTGCGTTCGAGGCATTACGAATAATGATATCGCCGCGTGTCGTCATCGGATCGGACAAGCTGCCCGCGTTACCAGTGCGCGAAAATTCGACAGCTATTGTGTCGCCGTTGCTAAACGACCCGTTTGATGCGACGTGCGTGACCGCCAGCTTCACATAGCCCGAAGCATCGGTCGAAGCGCCGGAAACTTTGAAGATAGCGTACGTCGCCGGAGACGCCTTTTTGGTGATGTATACCGTGCCGCGGTCGGCTGAATTGGTGCTGTCGTCCCACGTCAATATATACGCAGACATATCGGCACCGTTCGCGTCGGTGTCGTCGATGTAAATTGCTGACGCGCTGCCTACCGTGCCGTGGTTTAGGCGCAAGTTACCGGCACCGGGATCGCTATCGGTCGTCGTGGTGCTGAAGGCGTAATCGAGCCCGGCCTCGTTGCCGTCACCGGCGGGTGAGAATTGAATGCTAATCTCGGCGGCGTTGCTGATGCTGGTGGAGCCGGCGACATAAGCGACAGGGATTTTTGTGTATCCCGACGCGTCGGTCACAGCACCAGTCACCTTAAATATAACCAGAGGCGACGCGGCGTTAGGGTTGCCGCTTATAGTAATGAAGCCCTTGCTGCCGCTCGTGCTGTTGTCCCAGCTCTGAACCCACGCTGTTATATCGTTCGTGCCGTCAGAGTCATCGACGTACATGATGGTCGCGCTGTTAAGCGACGTATTGTTTAGACGGATAAATCCGGCACCGGGATCACTGTCGGTCGTTGTAGTCGAATACTGCATCCCGACACCGCCAATGCCGGTCGAGCCCTGCGGAACGCCAAGGCTCAAAACGCCCGTGCTTTCCACGAACGACGCCGTGGCACTGCCGGCCGCGCCATTAGTCGGTGTGACGGTTGAGACACTCACGCTATTTACCCGGCCTGTCACGGCCTCCGGGTTGCCTGTCGAGCTATCGAAGCCGAGGAGCTTGCCTAACCTCGACGCCTTAACAGGCAGCGTCATGTCGATGGAAGTCGGGTCGGTGACCGGCGCTTTGATTGCGCGCGTCGCGTCCTCGCTGGCTTGCTGCACGAAGATCGTCTGGCTATCGAGCTCCGTGTTGAGGCTCGAGGCGAGGAGGTCGCCCGCCGTCACGAAGTCTGTTGTGCGCTGGATTGCTCGAGCACCGACAATGGTCACGGTGTTATCGCTGGTCGCCGCGCTTCCGAGCGTTACGCTACCCGTGCCGTCACTTGCAGAGATCGTGACACTGTAGTCGGTCGTAAGCGTCAGCTTGGTCGTGTCCTTGTAGACATCAATGTCTGTCGACGTCAGAACCGGAAACGAGAAATTATACGGGCCGGTTCCCGCCGAGCCGGAATACACGACGCGCCGAGCTGTCGCTGTGATTGGATAGTCTGCCATTTCCGACGGTCCTTTTGCCGTTTGTAAATTTTACGCGTTAATCTCTGAACAGGTTGCTGAAATCTGGGCCGCGCGCTGGTGCCATATCGCCTGCGCGCCACCAGCTTGGTTGGCCATATTCCCGTTCATATCGCCTTTCGCGACGACGAAATGTTTTGCGCGCTTTTGGGTCTGTCGCTAATCGAATTTGGTCAATGACTGTGCGCTCGAGCGCGAGGCGCAAATACCAAATGTTACTGCCCGGCGTGTACCGCGAAACATAATCAACAAACTCTTTTGCAATACGCGTGTCGTCGCCTTGCATCACTTGAATGGCATTGCCGAGGGTCAAGTTGATCGTGTCAGTCCCGAGGCCACCCATCGGACCGGCAAGCGTCTTGCCAAATCCGCCGCCAAAACGGTTGACGCCGCTAAACAGGAAGTCGCCAAGGATGCCGAGCCCGCCGCCTTGCGTCAGTGCGGCGATCCAGAACTCCGGCGTGTTCACCGGGCGCGGATCGCGGCCGTAGACGATCTGTTTGGCATTCAGGACGAGGCCGCCAGCTATTGTCATTGAGGTTATAAGGCTGGTGAGGCCGACAATTTTTTTCATTTTGCCCGGCTGCGCAAACTGCCGCGCCACGTTTTGCATCATAAAAGTAACTGGGAAGCTCTTGAATTGACCGGCGCCGCGCAATACTTCGCCGGCGAATGTGCCTTTTTCCGACGGTCCGGTAATAAATGTACGCGCGCGGATCGTGGCAGTTGGCACGGCCTGATCCATTTGCCGCTCCATCATCGCCATCGCCTTCATGGCAACCGTTTCGCGCTGCATTTTTGGCAAATCCTCGCGAGCGGCAACGTCAAGAATACGCAAGAACGTCGCGCCGTCGTGATCGAGCAGCTCGGTTGAGCGCATAATGTCCCAATCGTCGGCGCTGATACCTTCACCGCGCATGATTTCCTTGAGGCCGGGATTTAGCTCGTCAAACTTTTTACCGACCTGATCGGCGAGGTATCCTTGAAATTCAAGACCGAAGGCTTGGCGGCCTGCTCGCGTCAAACCCGTCAAGCCGGTTGCCCGATGAATAGTGTCGGCAATGCGACGTGTTACGCCGGGCTGCATGTGATCGCCGAAATACCGAGCGTTCGACGCCCCGGTTGCGATATAATTTTCGGCGACAAGGCCCATGCGGGCAGCAAACTTCGCCGCCTCCGGGTCCTGTGACATCTCGCGAAACACGCGACCGATCAGCGGCGTGACCGGCATACCGATAAACTGCGCGGCTATGCGCTGCGTGTTGAAGTCGGTGAGCGCGGTAATCGACGCGCCGCCAAGCAATGCTGCCGACAATGTGTTTCGTGCGCCTGCCATGACAAGCGCAGCGCGTGTGTTAGCGGTCGGCTCGCCGTTGTCCCAGAGCTTGTACATATTATCGAATGTGACGAGATCACTTTTCACGGCGTCAGGCGCCTTGTTGCCGGTCGTCTCGTTCGCCTTTTTCCGTGCGTAAGCCTTGAGCGCCTGCACCGTCGCGTCGGGGTTCGGTCCGAGCACCTCGAGCTTGGTAATGTCGCGCGCCATGTTGCGAATATGGTCGACCATTGTGTCGTAGACTTCTGGTTCACCAAAACGCTGCTGGTACTCAAGCCAGCTATCTGCGTTCTTGAACTTGAGGAAGCGGTGGTCGGTGCGCCGGTTTGAAAGAGATCGCCCGCGCGGAACTGTGCCGGGTATTAAATTATTGAGGCTGTCGTTCTTGATGTTGTCGTACACCTCGGACAGCGCTGCGCTTAAGGTCTGCTCGTTGAACGGCAAGCCGGTTTTGCCATCGACCATATTCGTTGGATCAAGACGCGGCTGAATAAAATCTATCCACTGCTGCTTAGTGACATCGCGGATTAAGCGCGCGTCATGTGTTTGGGGTAGGCCCCAATCGGCACGCTTTTCAATACGCATTCCGGCGGCGTTGGCGCGCTGGCGCGCAAGCTCGGCGGTGTTACTCCACGCCTGCGCCATTTCGCGCGCCGACACGTTGCCGGTGTCTTCGCCGAATAGCTCGCGCACCATATCGAGCTGCGTCGCGCGGTTGCGGTTGCCGCCAGTTATGGTTTTCCGGAACTCGAACAGCACTTGGTCGAGGTGCGAAAATAGCTCAGCTTCGACGCCGCTCTGGTAGTACGCCAGCGACACGCCGCGCGAGCGTTGGTCGCCTTCGACAAGCGCCTGTAGCGCGCGGCCGGGGCGCATGATGCCGCCCAGCTCGGGATATGCCATGATTTCCTTTGCGCGCGCGTCAAACTTCACAGCTTGCAAAATCTTGACGCGCTTTGATTGCGCCGCATCGGCCTTCATGCGGTTGAAAGTCTGGCGACCAGCCGCCGCGTCGGCTTCCTCTGGCCCCATCGTTTTGACGTTCTCCGCATAAATAGCGTCGAAAAGGTCGCGCGAATATCGTGCCTGATCCGGCGTTACATCGCCGGCGGCCTCGGCTTCATCAATGCAGTCTCTTAGGCTCATGCGACGCACCCTTCAAAGCGATCAAGAAGTTTCTGATCTTGCTCAATCTCGTCGAGCAGCTCGCGCCTCGACACTTGTTCGAGCAGCGGTGTGCCGTCTTCGGCTTCGCGGGTCAGCGGTATAAGGTCGAGGAGGTCGTCTTGTGCGCGCGCGTCTGGCCGCTGCGCTTCGCTTGGAGATGTTTCAAAGTCACGCTCGAGCTGGTCAGCCTGCTGTTTGATCGCCGGGGTGTCTGGCTCGTCAAATGCCTCTAACTCTTTTCTTGCAGGGCTAGCTGCGAGGCGGTCGCCTTCCTCCGTAACATCGACAGCGCGTCCTGCATCGCCAACATTTGCCCCATCGAGATCGCCTCGTCCAACTGCCTCTCGGACAGCGTCGATGAAAGATCGGCTGGCGGCTGCGGCGTTGCCGGTGTCTGCAAGCTCGCGCGCTGCTGCGGTGAGGGCGTCGCTGAGCTCGCCTTTGCGGTTCGCGACCGTCTGGATGATTTGGATCGCTTGGCCATCTATTGCACTCCTTGTTTGGTTTTGTGCGGCAGCAAGCACGTTGCCTTCGCCTTCGATGCGCGCACGGTTTTCAACTAAAGAATTGAACACGGCACGGTCGCGACGTAGCTGCTTTAGTGCAACGTCGAGCACACGCGCGCGCTCCTTGAACAAGCTGGAAGTGACGAGCTCCTCGCCAAACAAACCAACCTGTACGGCTTCATCGAACTCTGCCGCCATTGCCTGACGCACGATGGCCTCGGCTTGTATAGTGTTGGCCG